CATAGAGCAACTTAAAGTTGCGGTAGTTGTTCCGGATAAATGCTTTGGTCATGACCTGAGTAATACATTCCACGGAGGAGTCATAACCTTCATCGGCGTCTCCTAAGCTGCCGTCGTGCTGCATTTTGAACAAGTCGGCCGGAAAGTGAGAGAAAACGACTTTTGCCATGATTTCCGCGAGGAGGTTGCTATCCTTCACAGCGCGGCATTCCATCTCGATCTCAAGGCCGAATCCCTGCAGCGGCTGCCCATCGGGACGGCGGAACGAGGCGTCCAGTCCAATAAAGCGGTCACTTGTGAAATACTTGTTGCTGGCGAAACCGTCGAAGGCGTAGGCCTGGCTCCGCGGGCTGTAATCGCCGTTATGATAGGCCTGCACCCGCTCCATTGTGACCTGCTTGATCTGCTTGCTTTCCTTACGCATTTTTGATTTCCTCGCTTTCTTTTTTGTTCGGCTCATTTCTGAGCACGGTCAAATCATAACACAGTGAAAACACTGTGTCAAGCAGAAACGAGGAAAACAGCGCAAACATAAGCAGGAAAAGGGCTGCAGCGGAAAGGGCTCAAAAAGCACGGCCCGGCGGGAGGGCCCGGGCTCCGTTTACAGCCGACACTGTAACCACAGCCGACACTGTAACTACAGCCTTCTCTGTAACTACAGCCGACACTGTAAAGGGAAGAGCCCTGCAGCCTGTACAGTTACAGCCGACACTGTAAAGGAAGAGCCCTGCAGCCCGGAACGGTTACAGCCTTATTTGTAAACGACAAGGGAAGAGCCCGGAACGGTTACAGAACAAACTGTAAACACAGGGAAGAGGAAGGGAAAATAATAGTAGGACTACCTACCCCTCCCATAGCCCTCCCCTCCCTGGCGACAGGGCCCGGGCCCGGCGGCGGCAGCGACGGCGGCAGGAAGGAGGCAATCCGTCCCCCCTGCTATAGACCGCGGGGGCCGAATCGTGGCCAGGATTCCGGCGGCTCCGCCGCGCTCTACTAAATACCTCACCACCCCGACGCCGTGAGGCCACCCGGCTTTGAAAGCGCCAATTTTAAGAGAGGTTAAAAGATAACTTTTTTGAAAAAAGTTGTGTTTTATGTTCCACCAAAAGAGAGGTTAAAAGATAACTTTTTTGAAAAAAGTTGTGTTTTGTCCTCCATTTTAAGACCGGTGGAGGTAAATGGAGGTTAAAACCTAACTTTTCGTATGTGAGAGTTGGAAATCAAATATATAAAAAGTATGGATTTAACCTCCATTTACCTCCTTTTGGGAAAGGGGCTGTTTTTATGGGAAACTACTCAATTCGAAGGGACGGTTTGCTAACGGCTCAGCAGAAGCTGGTAGCTGACCTGACATTTCAGGGGAAGAATCTCGATGAGATCGCAAAAGCGCTCTACTTCCCCGTGACGGAACCGACGGAAAAGGATATGAAGAACGCGATTCAGCGCATCCGTCGGATTCAGAAGCTTCCTCAGTTCATCGAATACTACAAGTCCATTCTGACGGAGTGGACGGTGCACCACACTGGGAAGGCTCTGAACAAGCTTGCACAGCAGATCGACTCCGACCTGCCCTGGCTGGCGAACAAAGCGGCGAACGATATCCTGCAGAGGAGTGCTCCGCTGTTCGAGTCCGAGGACGCGAACACGATCACCGTCCGTGTGGAAGGGATGCCTGAGCTGGGGAGTCCGGATGCGGGTGAGGCCTGATGCCAAGCGTAATGCTGACCTATCAGCCGACGGCGAAGCAGAAAATCTTCCATGCCAGCAAGGCCAACGAGATCCTGTACGGCGGCGCGGCAGGCGGGGGGAAGACAAAAGCGCTGATCATGGACGCGCTGTTTCGCTGTCTCCAGAATCCAAACACCACGGCGGTTGTTTTTCGACGGACTTTCCCCGAGCTGGAGGACACGGACATAAAGGAAGCGCAGGCCAGCTACCCGGAAAGCCTTGCAAAGTACAACGCGGGGCGGCACGAGTTCAAGCTGGTGAACGGGTCAAAGATCCTGTTCAGGCACTGCGAGAACGAGGCAGACAGGTTCCGGTACTCCGGTATCGAGATCCAGTTCCTGTACTTCGACGAGCTGACCTCCTTTGAACAGGTGATCTACGACTTCCTGAAAACCCGTCTTCGTGCCAAGAAGAGCCTGGGCGTCGTGCCGATTGTGCGGAGTGCAAGCAACCCCGGCAACATTGGCCACGGCTGGGTGAAGAAAATGTTCGTGGACGCAGGGCCTTACATGTCCATCCAGGAACAGGAGATCTATTCGGAGACCCTGCACAAGACGAAGAAGATCCGGACGCAGTACATTCCGGCGCTGGCGATGGAGAACCCGTTTATTACAGAAGACTACATCTTTGAGCTGGAGCAGAAGCCCGAGGCTTTGCGGCGGGCCTTGCTGAACGGCGACTGGGATTCCTTCGAGGGACAGGTCTTCAAAGAGTTCGTCAACGATCCCAAGCACTACGAGGACAGGCGCTGGACGCACGTCATCAATCCGTTCGAGATTCCCATGGACTGGCCGCGGTACTTCAGCTTCGACTGGGGCTACTCCGACCCGTTCTCCTGTCAGTGGTGGACAATGGACTACCAGGGCACGGCCTACCTGTACCGGGAATGGTACGGGTGCGTCCCCGGGAAAGCAGATACGGGGATCGAAATTACGCCACAGCAAATCGCTGACGGGATCCTGGATCGGGAGGAATTTGAAATCAAGAACGGGATTACAGTCATGCGTGTAGCTGACCCGTCCATTTTCGATAAGAGCCGTGGCGACAGCATCGCGGACAAGATGGCTCCCGGGTTCTACGGACGGAACCGAGGCGTGGTGTTCAACAAGGGAGACAACACCCGGATGGCCGGGAAGATGGAGGTGCACGAGCGCCTCCGATTTGACGATCAGGGCAGACCGAAGATGTACGTGTTCTCCAACTGTAAGGAATGGATCCGGACGGTGCCTACCCTGCCTTATGACGATAAGAAGACCGAGGACGTGGACAGCGAGGCGGAAGATCATTGCTACGATGCGACTCGCTACTTTTTTATGGATCATCCCATTGCCGGAAAGAAGAAACCCCCGAGGGAGTACAAGCCCTTCAGTCCTTTCGATACAGAAGAATAAGCGCGGCACGTTCCCTTTTATATTCGCGTGCCAAAAATATAAAAAGGAGGAGTCCCCTTTTCCGGACAGGCCCGTGCCGCGCTTTTTTATGAGGTGATAAGATGACGGATAGAGAGATGGAGCTTCAGGAAGAAGAGATGATCCTGGAGGAGCAGCCCCTCAGCGAGGAAGACGAAGAGCTTCTGCAGAGGATCTACGACAGGCTGGACATGTTTGAAGAGCTGAACCGGCCCTATCATGATCAGGCCAAGGAGTCCCGGAAGATCGTCCACATGGAGGATCCGGGGCAGGACACCCTGCGGAACTCCCTGAGAACCGGGAAGAAGACCCTGCAGCTGCAGACACTGAAGAGTACGATCAATAACGTCGTAGCCGATCAGATGCTGTCGATGCCTGAGGCCAAGCTCATGCCGGAAACCCAGGCGATGCAGGATGCCGCGGACGACCTGCAGGACATGGTGCATTACGTGGTCTACTGCGCTAACAGCTTCGAACAGCTTCAGTATCGCCGCTGTGAGGATTTCTACGGCCCGGGAACAGCGATTACGCAGGTCGCCTGGGATCCTGACATGAACTACGGGAAGGGTGAAATCGCCCTGATCCGCTGGCCGCTGGAGGCCTTCCTGTGGGATCCGACCGCGGAGGACATTCAGGACTGCCGGGCTGTGATGAAGGTGAGCTGGCACCCGCTTTCCTGGTATCGGGAACACTATCCGGATGCCGGGCGTTATGTGACCGGGGATAACGGCACCCACAACAATGTGGGCATGACGGACGGCCAGGAGGACGCGGAGCACGCCAGCGATGAGAAACGCGCCTTGATGATCGAATACTGGTGGAGAGAATACAACGCATCTACCAGACGGTATACCGTGAACGTCGCCTACGCCGCCGGGAACGCCCTGCTGGACGTGGAGCGGGACGTATACGCCCACGGAATGTACCCATTCGTTGTCGACGTTCACGACACTCAGGAGGGCAGTCTGGCCGGGGAAGGCTTGGTGCACGAGCTGACGCCTATGATGCGGTACATCAACAGGTACATGTCGTACATCGATATGAACCTGCGGATGAGCTCCAAAGGACGTCTGCTGGTACGCAGGCAGAGCGGTATCGATAAGGACTCCCTGACGGACTGGGAAACGGACGTCATCGAGGGTGACAGCATCAGCCCGGACAACATTCAGTGGCTTCAGAACCAGCCGTTCAACAGCATGATCAATCAGATGATGGCCCAGCTGCAGAGCGACCTGAAGGCGGACTCCGGTGCCAACCAGTTCACCAGAGGCGAGACTACAGGCGGCATTGTAAGCGGCAAGGCCATTAACAGCCTGATTCAGGCTGGCGGCAAGGTCGCGTCCATGCGGACGGAGCAGCTGAAATATGGCTTCAAGAAAATCGTGGAACAGATCATCTGGCTGATGGCCCAGTATTATGACAACGGCCGGGTGATGATGATCACAGGCCGGGCGCTTCCCCGGGAAGTGATCGTGGACACGAAGCGGCTCTTCGGCAAGAAAACGAAGGGCGCCGTGAATCCTCCGCCATACACGGTTCAGGTCGAGGTGTCCAGCCGGGATCCCCAGAGAATCGCCAACCAGAACCAGATGTTCATGGAGGCCTACACGATGAGTGCCCAGGCTCAGCAGTTCTTCCCGCTGAGCGCCCTGTTCCAGATCCTGAACCTCGACGGTAAGGATAAGATTCTGCCGGTCATTCAGGCGAATGAGACCTACCAGCAGCAGATGCAGCAGCTTCAGCAGCAGGTCGAGGAGCTGAGTCAGCAGGTGGAGCAGGCACAGGCTGAGAACCAGAATCTCAGGAAGACCGTCAGCCAGACGACTAACGCCCTGCAGGCCATTGGCAATCGCAGACGGAGCGCTGGTACTCCTGCACCCGGGTCGATGCCGGGGGATGAGGAGAATCCCAGTGCTATCGTGGATCAGGCACGTAACACTTTAGGCCAGCCCACGGGTATGGCCTTACCCACATAAGGAGGATAGAAGGATGGCTACGAACGAGAAGAAGCGGAAACTGAAGCTGCCTACTGGGAATCAGGCCAAGGCGCTGGCACGGGTCAAGCAGAGAGACAAGCTCAATGCCTCGCTGGAGCCCCAGCGGGAGAGGCAGGCTATGGCCGACTATGACCGCGCCCTGGGCAAAAAGCGGGTGAAAATATGGGATATGCCCAGCAACCCGGCGATCCGGAATAAGGGCTTTGAAGCGGTCTACAGGGAAACCCAGAAGAAGATGCGTAACAAGAAAAAGTAAGGCGAACATTCTACCGGATGGCCATGGGGAATGTTCGGCTTTGGAGAACGCCACGACGGTGTGTCCGCCAGTCTGACAGAGGGGCTCCATACGGTTCGCACCCCGCCGGAACCTCACCCTTTGCCAGCACAATGATGAGCCAGAAGCCCTGTGATTTGCAGGGCTTTTGCTATATTACACGTTCACCGCGATTTACGGATGAATGAAAGGAGACTCCTGATGGAAGACGAGACCATGGTCAACGAGGCAGCTGAAACTGAAGAAGAAGAACTTCAGGAAGAGGTTGTCGAGGAATCGGAAGACGATTCCGAAGCGCTGGAGGCTGCGATTGCAGAGGACAGCAATCAATCCGAGGAAGAACAGACCCCGAGCCAGGGTACCAGGCAGGAACCGGGCTATGTAAAGAGTCGGATTGAGAAAGCCGTTGCACGGGCAGTGGCTGAGACGGAAGCCCGAATGCAGGCAAATTTTGACAGGCAGCTGGCACCTTACCGTGAACAGATGATCACCATGGAAGCCCAGGATCTTGTACGATCCGGCAAGGTGAAGGATCTGGAAACGGCCAAGGAGCTGGTGCGCTATCGTCAGAACGCGCCGCAGGCAGCGCCTGAGGCTACGCCCCAGAACGAGCCGTCCAATGAACGCGACCCTGAGACCTCCGCCCGGATTGATCTGCTCAGCCATCAGGCTGACCGGATCAAAGAGAAGACGGGGCTCGATGTGATCTCTGTGTTCATGAACGACGAAGACGTCAAAGCGAGAATTGTTTCTGGAGAATGGGACTTCTACGATGTGGCGGAAGCGATGCAGAAGCCAAAGAAGAAGGCTCCGTCTCCCATGCGCTCCCCTAATGGCGCGAGTGGTTTCCAGCCGAACGCGATTGACTCCATGACGGATGAGCAGTTCGAACGGATGGAAAAGAACATCAAAAACAAGGGAGCGCGTTACCGATTGAGATAAGGAGTGAAATCAATGGGAGTTTACGACAACATGAACTACAGCTATGATGCTGGTATCCGGCCTACCCTTCTGGAAAGCTATCTGCAGCGCCGGGCTCTGAAGAACGTGGAGCCCAATCTGGGATACCTGAATGACGCTCAGATGATCGAGCAGCCCAAAAACAACGGCAAGCACGTCAAGTTCTTCCGTTACACTGAGCTGCCCGCGATCACCAAGCCCCTGTACGAGGGCGTTACGCCTGAAGGCCAGAAGCTGACGGAGACCGCGTTCAGCGTGATGACCAAGCCCTATGGCGGCTATATGTCCATCACCGACGAGCTGGATCTGTTCCATGTGGACAGCAAGACCCAGGCCATCTCTGACCGGCTGAACCGGCAGGCCCAGTTGTCCATCGACACCATCGGGCGCGACCAGATCATGGCGGGCCTGAACGTTATGTATCCCGGCAGCGTAACCAACCGCGCAGCCCTGACCAAGGCCAACGTGCTGACCTACGCGGTCATTAAGCGCGTTGTGCGGAGTCTGAAGAAGAAGGGTGCCCAGCCGTTCTCCGATGGTTACTACCATGCGAAGATCGACCACGATACCTACTTCGACCTGACCCAGGATCAGCACTGGATCGACGTCGCCACCTACCAGAATGACACCCGGGTGCAGAAGTATGAGCTCGGCACCATCTACAAGGTGAAGTTCTTTGAAGTGGATAACGGCAAGATCTTCACCAACGAGAGCTACCTGTACGGCAGCAAGGCCAGCCTGACCGCGACCGCTTTCAGCGCCGCGACCCGCACGATGACCGTCTCTGACACCATCAGTGAGGACGAGGCCAGGGAGCTGACCGGCAAGCTGGTTTACGTCCAGTACACCAAGAGCACCGTGGACTATGTGACCCCGATGTGCATTGAGCGCGTGTATCCGGAAACCAAGCAGATCGTGTTCCGCTGGGTTCCCGCGACCACCACGGACTGGACGACCACGAATGCGCTGAAGATCGTGCCCTCCGGCGGCGCGTCCAACGGCGATGAGGTTCATGCTTCTATCATCTACGGCCAGGACGCCTTCGGCCTGGTGAAGCTGGGTGGCAAGGGCAAGCCCAACATCCAGATCATCGTGAAGGCCCTCGGCTCTTCCGGCTCCGATGACCCGCTGAATCAGCGCGGTACGATTGCCTGGAAGGTTCCGCACTTCGCGTGCGCTGTGATTCAGGATGACTTCATCGTCCGGATCGAACACGGTGTGAGCGACTAATAACCCGGGCCGCCCTCGATTACCGGGGGCGGCCCTCATTTGAAAGGAGACTGACCCATGGCCACTAAGATGGATAACCTGACTACCGCGGTACCGAAAAAAGAGGAACAGGCGGACGACCTGCGGGTCTCTGTTTTCCTGCCTGAGCTGGAAAGCAGCGAGAGTGAAGGGCTGCAGGTTGACCAGTATGAGCATGTCACCCTGGCCAACGAACGGGGTGAGAAGATTTATTATGTGAAGCGTGGTGAGCATGTGGACGTTCCCGTCCCTGTGTATATCGCGCTGAAGGAAAAGTATCCCAAGCTGTGAGGTGATTAACCATGACTCTGGGGGAACTCAAATACCACGTGTTGTACCAGTTTAACCAGGACTATGACGATATCGGAGATTTCCAACCGCATATCATCGACTATATCAACGAGGCCTATGACCGGCTCGTCAATGTCTGGGACAAGCAGCACACCCGGTTCGCGCAGGTGGACTATCCCCGGCTGGGCGATGACACCGATGTGCCGAAGACACCGGAATGGACTCACCGGTATTTGGCTGACTGGGCAACGTGGCTGTGCTATCGGAACGGCAACCCCCAGAAGCAGCAGAGGGGGTACGCCTATCGGGACAGCTTTGAGATGATGCTGAGGCAGGTCGCGGATGAAGGCGGCGCCGCCGGACTGGATGAGAACGGCAACCGGATCCAGTACAAAAACTTCCGGAATATCCCGGATTAAGGGGGATGATGTGAATGGCACAATACAGCCTGAACGCCTACGATGCCGATATCTATATCCCCCTGTTTAAGGGCCTGTATGAGTACGGCGATCAGATGGGCGGCGATCTCCGGTATGCGGCAGAGCTGAATAACGTGGAAACGCCTGCCGGTGTGCTTCAGCCAGCGCCGAAGCTGGAAGGGGTTGGGTTGATAGAGCGCTCTGAAACGGAAGAAGCGCATACGGTTGCCGCACCTGATTTTGGGAAGCTCTTGTATCTCAGAACAAAGAACGGTAATGCCTATGCGGAAACTGTCAGATATGGGAATGGTACCGGCTTTGTATTCTCCGGAGGGGAGTACGATGTTTACTATATCGCTGCCGAGAGTAAGCTGTATTGTGTTTTGCTGATCGGCGACCTGAAGAGGACAGGATACTACGAGAACGTGGAGTATCTCAGCACCGGGATCGGTAAAAGCTGGTGCACCTATGAGCTGTCTCTGTATGACTCTGATCCGGCACAGGGTATACCTGAGCATCTCATCTTCCAGGGCAACTGTCTGATTTCCACCTGGGGATCTAAAACGCTTCGTGTTTTTTATGCCGGGCTTACCTATGTTACAGTTTCGGTTCCGGATACTTTCAGTTACATTGAACGTTTTGCAGAACGGATCTGGGGGTGCGGCGGAAGTGAGTCCCCTGACAGCATCTTTTATTCCCGCCCCTATGATCTGCGGGACTGGACGCAGAACGACGAGATCCCGGAGGATGGCGGCGGCGAGATCAAGCTGCCTACCTGGGACAAAGATCAGATTGTCGCGCTGAAGGCTTTTGGTTCTTACTTGATCGTCTTCAGCAAGAAGAGAGCCTGGAGAATCAGCGGCAGCGACCCAAGCAATTTCTATATTACGGAACAGTATGGTAACGGATGCCCGTATCCTGAAACTATCGGTGTACTGAATAACCGGATTATCATGCTGGGCGATGACGGCCTGCTTTCCTATGACGGGGAGCAAGTGGCTCCTCTCAAGCAGGCGGAGACGAAGGAGTTTTTCCGCACGATTGACTGGACTGGCACGGTGCTGCCTAAAGCTACCGTGATCGGAAATAAGTATATCCTTTCGCTGTGCAACGCGTTGATGACCGCGACCCGTCCGGCTCAGGACGGTGGGGATGATCTGGTCTACAGCGGTGAGTATAAGATGCTGGTTTATGACGCGTTTGATGATTCCATCACGGTCATGGATACCCCACCCATCCTGAGTTTCTGCAATGGGATGCCCTACGCGCTGACCTATGTGCCGGAGAAGGACGGGGTGGCCGCGCATAACGAGATCGTACCGCTGGAGTTTGACAGCTGGGCCGCCGGACGGATCACGGATCAGCCTACCAAATGGGTAACGCCCTGGGTGACTTTCAGCAGACCGGATATCAAGAAAGGTGGGTTTGAGATATATTTCACGCCTGAGATCAAACCGGAAAAGAGGATCGTTGATCAGCGGTATACAGCCAATGCTACAGGCAACGATCCATCGCAGCTTGTCACGGAAGAGCATACCGGGCCGGTCACTTTTAAGATCACCATCGAGACTGAAAAGAAGGCCAAGACGAAGCTGTACACAGTCCAGCCCCTGACGGCAGAACAGATCGCGGCGGGCAAACGGTACAAAGCTAAAAGGATCCACATCGGCGGGAACGGTCGGCGGTTCCGGCTGAGGATCGAGACGGACGGGGGCAACATTCCCTGGCGGCTCATCGGTGGAGTTCACATCATCGCGGAGACGGATAAAGACTGATGCTGAAGAATTTACGAAACATCCTGCCTCTGCCGAGAGGCTGGAAGGATGACGAACTGAGATTTGGCACCCGGCTGAATGACGCGGTGACTGAGCTGCTGAAGAATGTGCGGCGCCTGATGGCGCTGATCGCTCCGGAGAGCAGGCAGGTGGTCAGCACCGACATGCTGCTCACGGATGCCCAGAAACGGGCGGCTGTGGAGAATCTTGGGGCCGCCAAGTGGATCTGGCTGGCTCTGGCTGATAACACATGGGCGGCTATCTGGGCCAAGCTCAGCTGGATCAATCCGGGCGATGTGGTACCGATTTATGTGGCAGGCGCGGCGATGACTGTGCTGTCAGACGGCGCCTTGACATCCGGTTTCAGCGGAACGGTCGGCTACAGCGGAAGCGCATATTACTTTAATCTGGTTTCCTCCAGCTCTGGCGTCCGGCATGCCACGATGCTTGTCACCGCAACAGAGGCTGGAGTCACCCGGGTTGTCGTTAATTCGACCACCGACCGGATCGAAACACTGGAAACGGATCTGGATACGCTGAGTGATAAGCTTCGGGTTACAACGTATTCCTCCGTTACTGATCTGAACTTAGCGTCTGGAGCAACCCTTGCTGAGATTTACAGTGCAATGACATATCCGAGCATCGGGCTTTTTCAGGCGAATGAAGTTTCCTCATCTGATCTGCCAACATCCTCATCCGGCGGTTATATCAGGATTGAGAAATCGACGAGTGCGCGGTCAAGGATATTTTATTACCACAAGACTGACACCACGTTGGACGCGGAAATGCCGATCAACAGCAGCAATGTTCCGTCCGGGAATTGGGACACGAGCAACCGTTCAGATGTGCAGACTTTGCGGAATGACGTTGACGGTTTGTTGGACAGCGCCCTTGTCAAGACCGCGCAGACACTGACCAGCACGGAACAGACACAGGTGCGGACAAATCTGGGTTTAGGCGCTGCATCTACAAGAGCGGTAGCCAACAACCTGACCACTACTGCATCCGGCTCTGTGCTGGACGCCAGACAGGGAAAAGTCCTGAACGATGCAATAGCGACTAAGCTGGACGCGTCAGAGATCCTGCACGGAGTCGGAACGTCAAGCACGGATTTTGTGCTGAACATGCCAAATAACTCCCGGGCTATGGTGATCAGTATAGGTGCTTCAACAGCAAGAGCGGGGATCTGGCTGTGCTATGCGAACGGCTCGGGTACAACAGCAGCTGTCGAGGCGAAGGCCGCGTCCGATGTGACCATTACACGCACAGCTAACACGATCAATTTTGCAGTGACCGGCGGTACACAGTTCCTTGTGCTGGTATTGAGCGGAAATGTGACTGTTGGATAAGGAGGAAGGGCCATGTATGACATCATGCATCTCCCCCAGATCATTGAGATCGGGAAAACGGGGGAGAATCAGTTCAGAAAGATCGAGATCGACATGCGGCCCTGGCTCCAGGTTATGCCGGAAGGGGTTGCGAGTATCGTACACATTCAGCCCGGGAAGACCGCGGATGACGCCTATGTAGCCGCCACGGCTTTTGAGGACGGAATCCTCACATGGATTCCCGGAGCCGGGGATCTGGGGACGGTCGAAGGCTATGGACAAATGGAGATCTGGCTGGAGGACACTGACAGCAAACGGGGGAAGAGCGCCAAGGTGCAGACCTTTGTCCAACTCAGTCTCTCGCCCACCAGCTCAACCCCGCCCGCTGCTCAGGAGAGCTGGCTGGAGCAGATGACCGATCTGAAGACCCAGACAACGCAGGAAGCAGTCTTGGCGGTTAATGCCGCAAGCTACGCCAATGCGAGACGGGAAGAGGCTGAGGCGGCACAGACCGCGGCTGAGGCGGCTCAGGCTGCGGCTGAGACAGCACAGACGGCGGCTGAGACAGCGCAGACCGGGGCTGAGACGGCACGGACAGCTGCTGAAACAGCGCAGACCGGGGCAGAGACTGCACAGACTGGGGCTGAAACCGCTCAGACCGCGGCAGAAAACGCACAGACAGCAGCGGAGACGGCACAGACTGCGGCAGAGACGGCTCAGGCCGGAGCAGAGGCGGCAGCACAGAGTGCGGCGTATGACGCGGCACAGGCTGCTGCTGAGGAGGTGGTAGCGGGTGTGCAGCCTATAGTTGCCGCTGAGGTTGCTGATCAACTACAAGCGGCGGATGTTATGCGCTATAAAGAAGTGCCGTCAATTTCTGTCATGAATAATTTTACTGTTGGCGCTTATGGCACGGCGAATCTGTCTGGTCAAGCGAGTCCAACAGGGACGCAAAAATCCGCGGACTGGATATGCTTTGGCAGACCCGAACACAGAACTGTGCTTGTTTCTTTTCTTGATCTCGGAGCGATACACATCTATTTTAACCAATATTTTGACTATTGGCTTGGGTGGAAGAAAATTATATAGCGGGAGGCTCTCACATGATCACAGCATCAGACCTGATCCGGATCTTCCAGCAGGCGCTGGATGAGGAATGGGGTTATATCTACGGGAAGACCCACGAGATGTGGAGCGCGGAAAAGCAGAAGGAGTACGTCAAGGATTACAGGGATGACCCTGACCGCACCGCCTCCGTCCTGTATGGCGGCAAGTGGGCAAAACATTGGGTCACAGATTGCTCCGGGCTTTTCCGGCATGCCTTTAGCCGGTATGACCTATATATCGCCCACGGAAGTAATACCATCTGGGATAAATACTGCACCAATCAGGGGAACCTGAGGAAGGGCAAACGGATCGACGGGAAGGAGCTCCTCCCCGGGACGGCTGTCTTTACGACGGCCAGCGACGGAAGACACAACCACATCGGGCTGTATGTCGACAACGGGACGGTGATCGAGGCCCAGGGCTGCAAGGCAGGCGTCACCACAAGCCGGATCACTGATCCCAGATGGACGGCCTGGGGTGAGCTGAAGGGCGTATCCTATGAGCAAAAGGAGGGAACAGGCATGACGGCAAAGGTTGTTCTGCCGACCGGGGCGACGGGGAATACCGTCAACATGCGGGAGCGGCCCAGCAGGGATTCCGGGATTATCCTGAGGGTTCCGGTCGGGGCGACGGTGGAGGTGCTGATCGATCAGGGCCAGTGGATCCAGATCGAGTACGGCGGCAAGGCCGGATACATGATGGCTGATTATCTCGAGTACGGTCAGGGAGGAGAAAGCGGAACCGAAATGATTTCCGTCCCCCGCGGAGAACTCGAGAAGATCTACGATCAGCTGGGCGACTGGCTGGGACTGAGAGGATAAGGAGGATTCAAGCATGGGATGGGACTGGAAGGAATGGGCGAAGGCCGCGCTGATCCGTGCGATCAAAACGTTTGCACAGACGATGGTGGGCAGCATTGCGGTGGGAGCAGCGTTCAACGAGGTGGACTGGCTCCGTGCACTCTCTGTGAGTGGCGTGGCCTTTGTGCTGAGTATGCTGACGAGTCTGGCGGGACTGCCGGAGGTCAAGGACGTGTATAAGGAGGCGGGCGAGGATGCTTAAAGGACGGTACGACGAGCAGACAGAATACCAGGTCGGGGACGTGGTGGTCTATGACGACGGCAGAGCCTACAGGCTTCGGAATCCCGCCCCGGCTGGCGTCCCTCCCGTGGACACCGGATGCTGGTCACGGCTGGACGAGACCCTGTCCACCTGCGCGATATGGATCATCGAATCCCTGGAGGCGCTGGCCACCAAGGCCCCGGCGAAAGCCAAAGGAGGGAAGGCGAGGTGAACTGGGAAACGATATTAGCAGCTGCGGTCACCGCGCTGTGCGCTCTGATCGGGACGTACATGAGCAACCGGAAGCAGACGGCCGTGATGGAATTCCGGCTGAAGCTGCTGGAGGAAAAGGTCGGACGGCATAACAACCTGGAGGGCCGGACGATCAAACTGGAAACCGAAATGAATGAAGTTTTCGAGAGGCTCGGCAAAGGATGAGACAAAGGAGAAGGCAGTTTGATGCCCTGCGGATGAAGCTCCCGCCCTACAGCAACTCTGAGGTAAGCGAACGGATCGATGAGCTGATCCATGATGCTGCAGACCGGGAGATGCTGAAGGCCAAACTGATCGACAACCTTACCCTGGAACAGATCTCGGAGATGCAGGACAGACCGTTCAGCACTGTCCGGGATCACTTCTATCGTCATCTCCGTATAATATTCGGACATAACACGTATATGCGACGTAAAGACAAAAGGCCTCCTTCTGTGAGATAATCCTCGCAGAAGGAGGCCGAATATGTGGATTCAGTGCAACCCTAACCCGTTGGGCAAGCAGACGTCTGACTGTGTTGTCAGGGCGATTGCCATTGCGACGGATACCAGCTGGCGGCGCGTTTACAGGGATCTGTGTAATCTCGGGGAGACCGAGTGCGAGATGCCAAACGCAAATGTCATCTGGGGGCTGCGCCTTCAGAATCTGGGAGCAGCGCAGTTTCTTCTTCCGGAGAGCTGTCCGCGATGCCTTTCTGTTCGCGCCTTCTGCGAGAGATACCCCCGCGGGGTTTACGTAATCGGTACCGGAAGTCATGCGGTCACCGTCATAGACGGAGACTACTATGACTCCTGGGACAGCGGAAACGAAATCCCGAGCTATTTCTGGCGAGTGAAGTGAGGCGTGCATGATGGCATATAACAACGGCTTCCCCGTAACCTATCCTCAGATCCCTCTCTCCCCATTTCAGCCCCAGCCCACTCCCCCGCAGGCTATGACTCCGCCTACGATTCATGCAGACATTATCCAGATCGGAAGCGAACAGGAGGCCTGGAACTATCCGACGGGGCAGATGATGATGCTGAGGGATGACAGCGCAATCCTGATCAAAACATCCGGGGCAAACGGAGCACCTGCTCTGGAAGTCTACGAAAGAAGGCCCAGACGGGCCCAGGAAGGCGGCTCTAACTACGTAACGAAGGAAGAGTTGGCTGAAGCTCTGAAGGCACTGCAGGGCGGCAAGGAGGCGGCAGAATGAGCCTGTTTGATCAGATAGGAAACTCCAGAAGCATGGAGGGCAACCTGCAGAAGTTGAAGCAGGATCCCAAGGCGGCACTTACACAGGCCGGTGTAAATGTTCCGGATCAGCTGATCGGCAACCCGCAGGCCATGGTGATGCACCTGATCCAGTCAGGACAGGTCGGCGGGCCCGCCCTGCAGAAGGTCATGCCGATGATTCAGAGGCTTTTGGGGAAATAAAAAAGGGCGGAGGTAGCGAGTCTCCGCCCCACACTGCCGCGAGGGCAATGCGTAAGAAAGCATGGTTATTGTAGCACACCTTTCGCGGCAGGTCAAGCCTGCAAACAGCCGGTGCACAGGCTGGTTGTAAATAAAGCGAAAGGATTACTACAATGGACAGCAACGGAACGAACATGTACATGCCTGTGGCTCCGGCCTATGGCGGAAACGGCGGCTTCTTCGGCGGCGACATGAGCGGCGGCTGGTGGGTCATCCTGCTGGTTCTGCTGATGGGCGGCGGCCTGTGGGGCGGCAACGGATTCAACAGTGGCAACAACATCTATCCCTGGATGAATCAGGCGGATATTACCACCAGCGGATTCCAGAATCAGATGTTGCAGAGCGGAATCTCCGGGCTGCAGAGCGCGGTCACGAGCGGCTTCGGCGACGTGCAGACAGCGCTTTGCGGAGGCTTTGCCGGGGTGAACGCGGGGATCGCCAATGGTTTCGCCCAGGCGGAGATTGCCAACAACGCCCGCCAGATCGCGGACATGCAGCAGAACTTCGCCGGACAGACCAACATGCTGCAGGGCTTTAACGGCCTGCAGGGGCAGCTGGCTCAGTGCTGCTGCGACAACCGGCTGGCCACCTGCCAGACGCAGAACATCATCCAGACGGAAAGCGCCGCCACCAGGAGCGCCATCCAGTCCGGAGTGCAGAGCGTGCTGGACAAGATGTGCCAGGATAAGATCGACGCGAAGAACGAAAAGATCGTCGAGCTGAACAACAAGATCAACGCGCTGGAAGCGAACAACTACGTCCAGAACGCGCTGACCGCGCAGACCCAGTATTTCCTCAGTCTCTATACTCCTACCCGGGACGTAACGCCCGCGGCTGGCGCGTAAGGAGGGCTGAAGATGTACAAGGGAATCTGTGAAGCCTTGCACCGGGAGCTGGAAGAGCTGGATGAGAAGTTCAGCTCTCAGGGCGCCAGGATGAACGGACAGGAGCTGGAGCACATCGATAAAATGCTCCACGCGCTGAAGAGCCTTGCCACCTATGAGGCGATGGAAGGTAACAGCGAGGAAAACCGCGGAGGTTCCTATGCCCGCGGCAGAAGCCGGATGACCGGCCGGTATATCAGCCGGGATGAAGGCCATTACGGTTACAACTCTCAGGATCCTGACGGCTATCGTAACAGGTACTGAGAACCACGAACCACGCACCCTGAAGCATCGGGGTGCGTTTTTATATTGTAAAGGAGAGATGCACATGGCTACGACGGTTAAGACGACGGCGCGGAGCAAGAAGCAGGTTGACAACATGAGCGTAAGAGACCGGCTGTGGGACAGTCTGGACTATTCTTACGGCAAGAAAAGGGAAAACAGCAATAAGGAGTTCGCCAAAGCCTACAGCCAGGCAGACCGGACAGCTACCGGGAGAGGCATGGGCAGATCCTCCTACAACCTGCAGACCCTTGCGAACCTGGACAAGCAGCGGGTAGACGCGGCCAGCCAGATCTACGATGACCAGATCGCGGACTACGAGAGTCGGCTGTATCAGATCGAGCGGGACGAGAAGGCTGACCAGCAGTGGCAGGCCCAGTTCGACGAGGGTGTGAGGCAGTTCAACGAGGGACAGAACTTCCAGCGGGAGCGGGCCGCTGCCCAGGACAAACAGTGGAATACCCAGTTCAAATATCAGCAGGGCCGGGACAAGGTCGCGGATCAGCAGGCGGATCGGGCGTTTAAGTATCAGCAGGGCCGGGACAAGGTCGCTGATCAGCAGGCGGATCGGGCGTTTAAGTATCAGCAGGGCCGGGATAAGGTCGCGGATCAGCAGGCGGATCGGGCGTTTAAGTATCAGCAGGGCCGGGACAAGGTCGCTGATCAGCAGTGGCAGCAGAACCTCGCCTTCCAGCAGGAGAGAGCCGCGGCACAGGATACACAGTGGGGCAAGCAGTTCGATGAGGGTGTACGGGAGTTTGACCTGAACCTCGCCAACCAGAAGGAGCAGGCCGCGGCGGAGGCCCAGAGATGGCAGACACAGTTTGACGAGGGAGTCCGGCAGTTCAACACCAACCTGAACTATCAGCAGGGCCGGGACACCATCGGGGATCAGCAGTGGCAGAAGCAGTTTGATGAGGGAGTCCGGCAGTTTAACAAGCTGCACGGCGGATCCGGCGGCGGAGGCAGCAGCGGCAGCGGATCCTCCGGGAACGGCAACACTAATCCCGGAAACCAGAATCCTACGAAGGATGATAAGCCTACCAAAGATCCCGATGAGCAGCTGATTGACGATCTGTCCGGAGGGACGGGCACCGGTAAAATAGCTGGTAAAGCAGTAGGGAGTCCTGTGAATGGTACGGGCCAGGGTGCGACCAAGGACAAGATTGCTGACACCATCGCTAAAACGGGCACCAGTAAGGTAGCTGGTAAGGCAATAGGGAGTCCTGTGAATGGTACTGCCCGGGGTGCGACCAAGGACAGGATTGCTAAAGCCATTGCTACAAGATTGTCACAACCAACGCTAAAAAAGATACAATGACGGATAACAAACGGCTTGATCGCCTCAAAGGCTAAGGGAATGGAGGGCTTTTTGATGGCTTTTTTCTCTTTTGAAAATATAAAGAACAAAGCTAAGAGCAGTGCTGTGAATGATACTGCAAATAATCCGGCAACCACGGTAGACGTTCCTCAGACGGGCGCCTTCCAGAGTGCTTGGTCTCACTTCAGGAACAACACCAGCCAAGGAGGACAGACGGGCGCTTTCCAGAGTGCCTGGTCTAACTTCAGAAATGCAGCCAATCAGGGAGGGCAGACTATCCAGCTTCCTAAACAGGAGCAGCCTAAATCCGCACTCCAGACTATTACTGCAAAGCCTGGAGTACCATCCTGGAAGGTTGGAGACAGACCCGGCAATTACGGGCAAGCGATGGCTAACATTGCTAATATTGCAAAGACAGATAAGGTTAAAGCCCAGGATGCGCTGAAGTCTCTTCGTCAGCTTCAGAGCACGCCCGGAAGCATTTTTTATAAGCCTTACAGTTCGGCCACAAACCAGGCAGTAAACACCCTGCGGAATGATTATGATTTCGACCCGGACTGGCTGACGGATGACTGGATGGCAAAGAACGGAGAGTGGTTGTATTCCAACCTCAACTACAGCTCCACCACGAATTCCGTCACCAAACCCGGGAAGCGGGCTTCCTCCGATCAGTGGCTTGCCTGGAACATCTATCAATACATGAAGAGCGAAGAGCCCACCCGCGCTGCCGAGCGGGAGGCTGAGGCCCTGAAGGAGGAGATCGGATACTGGGCTGGCAGCGGGATGAACCTGTCTGACGACGATATCCGGAGACGGATTGACTGGAAGAAATATCCCACTCTCAGCAAGATGCGGGCTGGGTTCAGCGATCCGAGCGCTACCCTGATGGAGCTGAACCGGGGTGTGGACTGCAGCGATGACATGATCAACGGCTGTATCTGGGCCGCCCGGAACGGCGGAAACCTGGACGCTAATGATGTCAATATCGCTAACTACTACATGAACGGCGGAAGCGGCTGGCAGGATGATCCGGTCAAATCCGAAATGCTTCGGAAATCCAGCAAGAACTACAACCCCTATCGGGTTGGCATGACGGCCTATGAGCAGGGCCTGTACTTCAACAGGTACTCCTTTAACCAGCGCTGGATCGATGAGAACCGGTGGATGCTGGACAGCGACGACGAGACGCTCGTTAAGCAGTACCAGTCTGTCGTTAAGGCCGAAAAGAACACCCAGCAGATTGAGGCGGCGCTGGAGCGACTGAACAAGGAGATCCAGACGAATATCGGTATGTATGATTCCGCCGAGGACATGATCTCAGCTATCCGGAGCAACTCTGAATACCGGATCCTGTTTGACCTCGCAGACTCTCTGGATACCACGGATCTCATTTCCACGACCCGGCAGATCGAGTTCTCCTGGGCTGAAACTGAGAAGGAAATCCGCAATCAGTACAAGGTGCAGGGCGCTGATAAGAACGGCGCCGACGTGTTCGACGGGCTGACCAAGGACGGATCCTCCGGAACCAGCCCCTACAGCAAGGCCACCAACCCGTCAGTCTCCAACCTCGAGGCGATGGGCTACGACACCAGCAAGCTGACGGATGAGTGGTTTGCCGCGAACCCGGACTGGGAAGACCATCTGATTTACACCGGGAATTCCACCACGCCGTCCAAGCCCGGAAAGAAGGCCACCCGGGATGAAAAGATTGCCTACGAGATCTACCAGTATCGGAAGAATGAAGGGAACACCAAGAAGGCGGAAGCCGAATGGAATTCCGTGCTGGAGGACGTGGCCTACCTCGTCGGCAGGACGGATCTGAACTATTCCGATGATCAGATCTATGAGTTTGTAGAGGAAAGCCTGGCCAAGAATTATCCTACGCTGAATAAGATGCAGCAGACGATGGCGCTGTCCTCCCCGATGAGCCTGAACCGCCCGGTCGGTTTCTCGGAAGAGGGCATCAGAAACGCCATCCGGCAGGCACGTGGCAGCACGCCCTGGGTAGCAAATGATGAAATCGCCAGGAAGCTGGATGTCACCAGCCCGGAATACAGCCCGTTCTCCGTCACCATGACTCAGACGAACGCGGGCCGGGTTCTCGGGGAGACCTCCTTCGCGCCGGACTATGTGGAGACGCACAAGGATATTCTGAAGAACGGTACCGAGGAAGAAAAGGCCGCGCTTCGGGACGTCGATAAAGCTGAAGGGCCCACCAGAATTCTGGAGACCGAGCTTCAGGCCATGAACGACGACATTGATGCGCTGATCCCCTACTGCCAGACCGCGGATCAGGTCATCGACGCGATTAAGACTTCCGGCGACTACAAGAACCTGTTTAAGCTGGACGAGAACATGCGTACCGGAACCCTTGAGGATGGTACGCTGATCAAGACGAACCGGCCGATTAACTATCGGTGGCAGGATAAGGAAGCCGAGATTCGGCAGAAGTTTGAAGCCTTCCACAATCCAAACGCGACTACAGCGCCTGATGTAAGCGTCACGCAGGAACCGGCGACGGTTACACCCGCGCCTGTAACTCCCACAGCTGCACCCGCGGCGACGGTTACACCCGCGCCTGTAACTCCCGCGGCTACACCCACGGCCACGGTTACACCCGCGCCTGTAACTCCCGCGGCTACACCCACGGCCACGGTTACACCCGCGCCTGTAACTCCCGCGGCTACACCCGCTCCTGTAAAGCCCACACCCGCTGAGGTTGAGGTCAACGAAGAGCTGAAGACCAACCTGCAGACGTATGCTCCGGAGATCGAGGAGAATGGTACGCCCACTGAGAAGGCGGCCGTGCGCGGATACGACCCGTCCAAACGGGCCGAGATGAGAGGGATCAGGGACTTCGTAGACACAACCGGGAAATACTTCCTGAGCAAGACCAAAGAGATCGTGGCAAATCAGCTGAAGGTGGACTACACCTCTGCCCTGAGGACTGCCTACGATTACGATAAGCGGCGGGCCGACCGGGACTCCGCCCAGGCTGAGCTGGATGAAATCGATCAGGAGCTCCAGAACCTGCACATCCGGGACGCCCGGATGGGCATGGATGGTGAGACCTACGGCAAGCTGAAGGTTCTCGCCTTCAAGAATGACGACGAGGACTGGAACCGCGACCGGGCTGTACTGCAGCAGGGACGGACGGAGGAGAATCAGGCGGACTATGACTCCGCACTGTACCGTCTGTATACGGGGGTTACGAACGATTTCCGGGCGGATATGGGTACGATCCGTGCCACCGCGGAGCCCTGGATCCCGGTTCTCAGCCAGCGGCAGAACCCGCTTCAGCAGGCCCTCGAAGAGGCGAATGCCGCGGAGTATGACCCGGAGGAGTATGACCCGGAGGAGACTATCGGGCTGGAGCTGGAGCTTCCCGCCACGGGTGAGCTCAGCAGGGATGCTGAGGGCGCGGATACGGCGCTGAACGTTGTTCTGAAGCGGAATGAGAACGGTCAGTTCGAGGTGTGGCAGGCAGTCGGGAATAACACCGGTACGGCCTTCAGCCCGGAAGAGGCGAACGAGCTTTTCGGGGGAACCGAGGAACCGATTACAGCCGAGGATGTAGACAGGTACAACCTGCTGACTGCCCGCCGGGGTGAGCTGCTGGATCAGATCGAGGCCGCGGATAAGTACCTGGCGGCCAACGAAGAGCTGTATAAGGACTCTGTCAGGGACAGGAACGACATCCGGCAGAACGCGGGCTTACTGACTCTGCTGGAGGCTGAATCCGGAGAGACCCCGAATGCCGCGCTCTTAACCACAATAGACTACACCTTTAGCCTCAGCCAGCAGGCGGCTGTGAAAAACCGGACACCCTACAACATTTACGACTCCGCGGTTAAAGCGGGGGAGAGCACTAAAGAGGAAGCTGTCAGCGCAGCCGGACAGAACGCAATTCAGGGCTTGAAGAATGCCAGCACCCTGGAAGATACGCTGGCCTTGATAGACGCGCTCGGGATTGACCTTTCTGAAGAAGAGCGGGCCAACTATCAGAGCTGGATTGATCAAACCCGGGAGGATGCTAAAAAGGCAACCTATGTAATGCTGGACGGCGCTTCAGACTTTGAAAGCGTTGTAAAACAGGCGTCCGATGACGCTGCCGCCGGTAAATACGGAGAAGTAGCTAAGTCTATAGTTACCGGTAAGTACAGTTTACTGGAATCCGGCAGAACATCCCTGATGGGCCAGGGCCTTGGTATGCAGGTTTACTCTGAAGACGGAACGCCTCTTACGGTTGACGCAGACGTGGTCAGCGCAATCAGCCCTGAAGAGAAAAACAGATACCTGTACCTCCTTGTAAAGGAAGGAGAGAAAGCGGCCGGGGACTATCTGCAGTCACTTAGCGAGGATGAGATCCCGGTCAGAGTAAGAGAGCAGGATATACAGGCTGTACAAGGCTTTGCCAGTCAGAATTTTATGACCTCTCTTCTGGCTACAGGCGCTTCTTTTCTCACGAACCTCTATGGCGGCTCTGAGGCGTTAGGCTATGAGGTACTCCAGAAGGTTCTCGGGGAGGACATGGATCCCTACAACGAAGCCTTCAGGAACCAGGATGAAACCTCCGCTGCCAGAGCCGGGAGTAAAGACTTTATCAACAAAGCGTTTGGGGGAAAGAACACCGCAGGGGCTCAGTTGTTTAATCTGCTCTATGATGGCCTGACGAGCTCTGTGGATAGCGTGATTAACGCAAAAGCGACAGGGGCTTTGTTCCAGGCCATGGGCAGCATTGTAAGCGGAAGTAAGCTGTTCCAGTCTCTCGGCGCTCTGACAAATGCCGCGGAGAACGGCGCGCTTGGTAAGGTAGCCAAGTTTGGGGTCATGGCAGGAAGGGACTTTTCTTATGCTACGACCATGGGCTTTACCGCTGCAGGCGCCTCCTATCGAGATGCTCTGCTCAATAACGCCACCGAAACCCAGGCTTTTCAGACGGCCATGGCAACCTTTTTCGCTGAAACGGTTACCGAAGCAATCACGGTTGGTAACCTGCACGAATCCTTTGCCAGAGGCGGAGACGAGGCTGTTCGTGGGTTGAAGGGCTACATTGTCACGCTGATCAAGAACGGCGGAGAGGAATTCCTCGGAGAAGGCGCTGGCGAGTGGTTTGAGCAGAATATGGACAGGCTGATCATGGGAGCTGACAGCCAGTACGAACGGAATGTTCAATACTATGTATCCCAGCGCATTCCGGAAACTGTCGCCCGGCAGATGGCCGACAAGGAAATGTGGAAGGGCATTTTCCAGGCAGGCGTAACCGGATTCATCAGCTCTACATTCAGCTCAACTGTGGAGTATGTGCGGGGCGCTGTGGGATCCCGAAAAGCTGAACGAGCCAGACGGGACTTTATGGATCAGGTTACACAGGCTATTGAGGCTCCGCAGAATCAGCAGACCGTTAGCTCAGAAGAATTTGCTGATGCAATAAACCAAAAAAATACTGGAACGCCCGTTTCTACCTACGACCTGTTAACAGCCAGAAAAATTTCCAACGTTTTCAGGGAAGGGCGAAACCAGTTGAGCCAACTGTCCAGTAATGGTTCAGACACTACTGATTTGGCCATTAAAATTATACAGGATGCGATGACAGGTGTAGGCGTTGACAGCACGCAGGCTGGAAACATAGCAAACGCTTTCGTTTTCAAGTATGGCAGCGGTCTTGCCTCCTATAACGACGCCGCAATCGGTGTACTTCAGAGACTCTTTGAGATCTCGCAGTCTGGAGAGGCTGTGCATAAAGGCCGTCCAGAAACCGTTCAGGACGCATCCTGGTTTGGTACGGTGATCGGCCAAGCCTGCACTCAGCCAGCAGGAAGCAGAACTTTCCAGCTATTGTACGACTTGGTTAAGACCTCAGCAGAAAACGGAAACACGGATAACGTTACGCCACAAGTTCTTACCAACCTTCTCTATTCTGTTGAATACGATAACGACGTGGCAGAAGCGCATGTTACCGGAAACTGGCCGACCTGGACAGGTTTTCCGGATGCCAAGGGAACTACAGAGCCTACTGTAACTGACGAGAGTCCGGCATCAAATCAGAATACAGCTTCAGACTACAAGGGCGGAGTCCAGGTAGAACCGACGAACAACAAGGTTCCCCCCAGTCTTTTCCAAAGGGCGCTTGCTATGATGTTCATGTCGGAAGGCGAAAAGAATGCCGATAGTATAACCGGTACCATGGGGCTGTTCTTTGGGGATGAACACGAGGCAGTCAGCGCGGCTAACACGTTCGTAGAGCACATAGCGAACGGCGATGTCTATACTGCGAAGAGTCTTCTCAAGGGGCTTCTTCAGGCCTCTTATCTCTCTGAGCAGTCGCCTGAAACGGATCCTGTTCTGAACGATGCCCCTGGAACCTGGTTTGGTCGGGATATTGCGTATGCAAGCGACCCGAATAATACGGCTTCTCATAACTTCCTGAAAACTTTGGCGGCTAAGATCCAGAACAACGGCTCGATTACAGCCGAGGATGTAGCCACCCTGCATTCGTATGTCAGCCAGGAGAAGGCCGCGAACCCGACAACCGACAGCAGCACTGTAACGGAAACCCGGGTTGCTGAGGAAACGGCGGACATTCTGGCTCATGAGGAAAGCACGGAGACCGAGACTGCTGAGGCTGAAGACGCCGCCGCTGGTGAGGAGCTGGCCCGGAAGGAAGAAGAGAAACAGCAGCTGCAGAATGACATGCAGTCCACAGAGGACGCGCTGACTGACGCCACCAACGAAATGCTTGAGCATCCCGAGGATCCTTCCCTGAACGCGCCTGTACAGCAGCTGAGTGAACAGCTGGAACGGGAGCACAGGGACATGGATAAGAAGGAGGAAGAGGTCGAGAAGGCCAAGAAAAAGAAGAAGCAGACCGGGGATAAGAAAACCAAGACCCGTAAGAAGACCGTCAACCGTGCCAGGACTACCGCGCAGGTTAATGTCCAGCAGCAGATGGAGCAGGAGGCTCAGACCCGGCACCAGCAGGCCGTCTCCACGCATAACCCCACGGTTCCCTTCGAGCGCAGCGTTACCATGTTGACAAAGCAGGGTAACCCTGTTAAGATCATAGGGATTCATGACATGCTGGATGACGCTACAACGATCTATGTAACCGAAGACGGACGCCTCGTCATGGGCGGCCCGAACGGACAGGTTACAGAGCCTACTGTAATCGCTGGCCAGAATAACGACGACGCCAGGGTCGTCATGGCTGCTTCAGATGTTTTTGTTGACGCCCGGCGACCGGTCACTCCTCGTGTACGTCCTGCACGGTATCTCCCGGTAAGTATCGATGCGACGTATAACGGAGAACACGTTCATCTGATCGGTATCGCTGGAAAGCAAACAAACGGGAAGTATGTGGATCCGGTCGTCATGGATTCTCAGGGCAACCTTTATAGCATGGATGACATGGCCCTGACTATTCCAAACGACTATATCGATTTTATCGATGATGCATCGGATGACCTGGAATCCATGGATGAAGTAGAGGTTCCGGTTAGAACGCAACAGGAAGGAGCGGAAGCGAATGGCACACCCGGGCAGACGGCTGAGGGAAGAATTCAAGCTCTTAGAGTCGAAGGGGATAACGCAGGACAACTGGCTGCAGAACCTGGATCAAATGTCAGACCCGGAGATAACAGCGATGTTGGAGATGGAGGAATCCCCGGCACAGCTGGAGGAGTGGCGGAAGGCATATCCCAAAATGTCCGACAGGGCGAGGGCGGAAACGCTGAGGGACTTTTAACTCAAGAGCCAATCACACCTGATAACGCAGTTAATGAGCTAAATAAAAGAAACCCTGTTTTCAGGAAACTTGATGAAGACGGAAAAGCGCTGAGGGGACTTAAACAGGAGTCAGACCCACAGCGCTTTTCTTCTACCCTCGACGCTGTTCGTAACGAAAACCCACACAAGCTTTTTGTTGACCCGCAAAGCGTAGAAGACCTGAATGAAAAAGGCGCGATTATGTACATCAGCGAGGATGGCCTGGCTGTAGTTGCAGTTGGCACTAAAGGTCAATACGCTGGGGACATTTTCGGCGTCTGTAAATCCCCAACCAGTGCGGCCAAGAAATCAAGCATACCCCTTATTATTCAGGCTGTAACGCAAGGCGGCGTTAAACTGGATTGCTACGGTGGTACAGAAACTAATTCGGGCCTTCCCAGGATGTATGCTCAAGCGGGTATGATTCCTGTAGCCAGAGTTGCGTTTGCAGATGAGTTTGCAGACCCGGAATGGAACTATGAACGAGACGGACGCCCGGACGTTATATTCTGGATGTATTGCGGAGACAGTGTTGAAACTTTAGTTGAACGGGCCGGAAAGCCCGAGAGTGAGGGCGGATACCACGTTTATTCCTACGATGAACTTCAAAACCTTCCGTTGTTCGAAGATACCGTCGATGAGAACGGGAACGAGATATATGGATACGACCGGGCCTGGGCTTACAGAGACGGACTTCTGGAGGCGCGAACTGAAGAGGCTACACCTGAGACTGTAACTGCGGAGGCAGCTCCCGCTAAGGCTACATCCGAGACTGTAACCGAGGAGGCGGCTCCCGCTGAGGTTACACCCGAGACTGTAACCCCTTCTGAGAGCAATCCTGACATTCAGGCTCTGAGAACTAACCCCCGCGGCCCTCACGCTCCTACGCGCAGGCAGGCAGCCAAGACAAAGGCAAAGAACAGCCCATCCCGGATTGCCAAGAACCTCGTGAAGGCTCTCAACATCGGCAATTACATCGGCACACGTAAATTTGGAGATGTCGCCGCTCAGGCCTTCTTCGACAGGCACTCCGGGTCGGTCGTGGTAAGAGCCGGTGACGCTGGCAACTTTGTCGTAACCATCCATGAAGCTGGTCATGCCATCGCCCAGAAGTTCGGGCTTGTGGCTAACCAGACGATGATCGACAGCCTTAGGAACGGAGACGGAAACCCCAACGCGGTTATTGATGTAGGCGCTTATTCCGACACAGAGCTGGCAGGAGAAGCCGTAGCCGAATTCATGTGGAGATACATGGAAAGCGAGGAAAGTGCCAGAAAGTTTGCAGGAGATGCTTTCTACGAAAACTTCGAGGCGATGCTTCGCGGTACGAAGGAAGGCGAAGCCATCATGGCCGCCCGGGATCAGATGCAGCAGTGGCTGAACGCGGACGCCCTGACTCAGATCGGCGCCACCATCGTAAACCGGGACAGCGCCACACGGACACCCCTTCGCCAGAGGATCCGGGAATTCTTCGCAGGCCTGGTGGACAGCTCTTCTGCTGCCGCGGCCTTCGATGAAGCCACCGGAGCCGACAGCGTAGCTGACAGTGTGCGGGCTCAGGCTCTGTGGGCAAACACGGCAGGTAAGCAGGCAACCTCCATCCTGATGGGCGCCGGTCTTACCAACGCAAAGGGTGAACGCATCGGCGACAGTCTTGCGGATCGGATTGCCAAGACAGGCTTTAAGGCCACCCCTGAGAATCTTGACCTCCTGAACGAATACTGGCTGGCCAAGCACTCTATCAAGCGTGATGAGCAGGGCAAACCTGTGTTTGATTCGCGCATTACTGAGGCTGATCGGCTTGCTGAGATCGAACGGATCGAACGGGAACACCCTGAAGTCGCAGCCGCCCAGAAGGAAATCGTAGGGTTCTGGCACGACTTCACGCAGGCCTTCCTGGTAGATACCGGTCGGCTGACTCAGGAAGCCTACGATGCAATGAAAACCATGTACCCGGATTATGCACCTACCTTCCGTGTCATGCCTACGGACGCCCGCGCCCAACGCACGGGAAAGGGCAAGACTTTCACAGTTCAGCGTGCTAAAGGCGGCACGGAGGATATCTACAACCCGCTTGACTCCCTGTTCGGGATGGTCAACACAATCGTCGGGCAGAACGCCCTGAACCGTGTAGCCCAAACCTTCGACCGGATGTACCAGCAGAATGAAGGCCTCGGCATGTTCGCACATGAGGTCGTGAAAGACCCTGAGGTAAAGGCCTCTGCGGACGTTGACATGAGCACCAAGCAGGCTCAGGTCAGAGCCCTGGTCGGCGGCCTCGTAGACGCACAAACGCTGGACGAGCTGCTGAAGATCGTCGGTAACGGTGGATTTACACAGGAGAATGTAAAGAGCTTCAACACCCTGAAGGTCGTCCGGGATGACGGCACTGTGGTTGAATACGAGTTTGAAGACATGGAGCTGTTCAAGCTTCTGGCCGGTGTAAACGACCGGACATCCAATGCCGTGTTTGACGCTTTCGGTGTACTTACCAGAATGATGAGCTCCCTGACGACAGGCAGCAACCCGATATTCGCAGCACGCAACTTCATGCGCGACTTCCAGAACTCTGTCAACTTCGGCAGCTGGGCCAGTAACTACGGCACCGGTGTGTATAAGTGGCTGAAGTCGGCCTGGGAGGTCTGGCGCGGTAACTCTGAGGATTACAAGGATTACACGGCGCTTGGAGGCGGCGGCTGGACGCGTATCGATCCGAGCCGTACCGCTACAAGAAGTGAGCTGTACTCCGGTGTGTTTGCGGATTATGACAGATCCAACATCGGCAAGACTGCTAAGTGGGCTGGAAAGAAGGTCTGGAATGCCATCACGCTGGCCAGGCTGAACGAGGTCATTGAACAGGCCTCCCGGTTCGCCGAATACAAGTACGGCCAGCACAACAAATCCACGCAGGAAGGCAAAGTAGAAGCCTTCCTGGCCGCCCAGGAAGCAACGGTAGACTTTAACCGGGCTGGTAACTCTAACCTGGCCTCCATCATGAAAAAGTTTGTACCGTTCTTTAACGCTTCTGTCCAGGGCGTATACCGTACCGGGCGGGCGCTTACAACGCCTGAACGCGACAGACTGCCTCAGCGGTTCGCAAAAACCGTGGTCAACACGGCCCTGCTAAGCGCATTGACAAACGGAATCCTGATGAAGTTCATGGACGACGATGACAAGGATGAGTTTGAACACCTTTCCTCTGATCTGAAATCCAAGCACTTCTTCCTGCCAAACTTCGCGCCGGATATTCTGGGCGAAGCTCCGCTGATCCGGGTTCCGCTTGCCCAGGATCCGCTCACCTATGCCATCCACGGCGCTGTCACGAATGCACTGTGGTCTGGTGAGACGGATGACGGCATGATGGTCGATCTTGCGGCTATTGCAAATACAATTATCGATAATCTGAACCCGCTTGGAAGCGGAACCATTCTTGCCCCTATCATGGCGGTTAATGCTAATCGAAGCTGGTTTGGCAGCAGGATGGTTCCGAGCCACCTTGAACGGAACAAGTACGCCCCTGATCAATACACGGAAGAAACCCCTGAATTGTTTAGAACCCTTGGCCGGTGGTTTAATATGTCTCCGCTCAAGGTACAGTATCTTGCTGAGCAGTATACGGGTTTCCTTGGGCAGCTGATAATCCCGGCGATCAGTATGAACTCTCGCGGAGAGCTGGCCGGACTGCCCGCTGCTATTAACGCGGCACGGAAGCGCTTCACATCCGATCCTCTGATCAGTAACGACATTGTCAGCAGCTTCTACGATGCCTCTGATATCCTGAACACAGTCATCGAGGAAACTAATCAGAACAAGCCTCTCAACATTCTTCGCAGAGGACTGAGTCAGGAAGAGGCTGGACAGGCCTACGAAGAAGCCAAACACCTGATGTCTACAGGCGGCGATGTAGGTAAAGCTAAGGCCCGTATCAACGCAATCTACAACGAAATTGATGCCATTAACGAAAACCCCACCCTGTCTGACCGGGATAAGTATCAGCTTACCAGCGAGAAGCGCCGGGAGATGATAGACGTTGCCACCCGGGCAAACGAAGTCCTCGGCGCGTACAAGGAGAAGTACGTTACAGGCTCGAATGTAGCCATACGCATGGTCACAAAGGGCTCCGCCTCTTACAAGCCTACGCCTGAGGATAAAATCCCGCAGGTGTTTAAGGATGACAGCGAAGAGCCCTACATGCAGATGGCCCAGAGCGTGTACAACAACGAGCAGTCCGCTGGGTACAAGAAAGAAGCGGCGCTTCCCCATCCGGACAGATCCTTCACTCTTACGGACAGGCTCTCTCAGGAACACGAGATAGAGATATCTGACGAGGACTGGGAGCACTACTCTGATGTGTATCGGATTGAGTACCAGCGGTACCTGGCTAAGAATCAGGCCCGTTGGGACTCCATGTCGGACGACGAGCAGTACAAGGCCCTGAAGGCCGCGCACTCCGCCGCGAATAAGAAGATGAAGGAAACCTATGCTAAGGAGAAAGGAATTCCCGTAAAGAAGAGCGGATCCGGAGGCGGCGGAGGAGCCCCTCAGGGATGGACTGTTGAGGATACTACCGGACAGTATTATGGCCTGGGAAACATTGACCTGAACAACCGTCAGGTGGTTCGGAATGAAGATGGAACCATCAGCACCGAGCAAAGTTTCTCATTCTACGATGAGGACTCCGGGAAAGAGGTTCTGATCCCGTCCGTAATAGACGGCCGAATCGTAAGCGAAGAAGAAGCGATCCGGCATTACTACGAGACCGGTGAGTATCTCGGAAAGTTTGACACGCCTGAAGAGGCTGATACCTACGCAGAACAGCTGCACAATAGGCAGGACTGGTTCTACAATAGGTAAAACAATGGAGGGGCTTCGGCCCCTCCTCTTTTTTATTGTGAGTAACCCCGAGAGTAACCGTGAGAGTAACCGGAGAGCACCATTGTGTATTATCCTGAGTGATTAACTTTCAAAGTTAGAGCCCGCAGGCGTTGATCCTACGGGCTTTAAGCGGAGAAGCCGGGATTTGAACCCGGGCTGCGGTCACCCGCACTACTCCCTTGGCCAGGTCAGTCTGAGTCATGTGTGCCAGGGCTCTGTAAACCCTCAGATTGGCTGCAAAGGTCTTCGACATAGCTCATTATCCTCCTCCGTGACTCATTATAATTCACAATTAAACAAAACGCAATCTATATTTAACACTTTCGTAATTGAATCATATTGATTCGTTGTGGGCACCTGTGCTATACTCCCCTCGCAGCAAACAAATCCCAGGTTCCGCGAGAGCTCGAGGGTTTTTCCTTTACTCTTGCGTGAATCAATATGATTCAAAGGAGGTGAACAGGTGGAGCGGATCAGCACTCCAGAAGCTGTCAAGGCGCTGCGAAGCTTTGGGGTAACGTGCAGCCCTAAGCAGCTTGCCAGTGTTCTGGGCGGCAACCCGTACCGGTACAACATTGCTGCGAAGAACGGCAGTCTCGGCTACGAGTTTACTTGGCACGGCACGAACCTACGGATCTACACGGAATCGGTTATCAAAAAGATTGAGGGGTGAATGAAATGCTGGAACTTACGATTAAGAGCAGTTCGCCTGAAGAGATGCGACTGCAGCTGCTCGGCCTCTTGGCCAACTTTAAGGGATGCAACATTACGCGGGATGACACTCCTGTTGACCTGAGCAAGATTGCTCCGGTGGAGAAGGCGGAGGACGCGCCGCCCATGGCGGAGGTGCCGCAGAAACCCGTGGTGTCCCAGGAAGAGCAGAAGAAGAACGTGGAAAATGCTCCCGTCCATGAGGAGCCTAAGCAGCCCACCATAGAAGAGGTTCGGGCGGCGCTGAAGGAGCTCCGGGACAGGAAAGGATCCTCCGCGGTGAAGGAGCTGCTGAAGGCCTACGGCGCTGACAGCCTGATGACGCTGAAGCCTGAGGACTATCTGGGTGCGCTGGCCAGAGCTAAGACGGAGGTGTGAACATGGCGCCTGAAAGACACGCGCTCCTGGGTGCAAGCAAGGCCCACCAGTGGATGGCCTGCCCGCCCAGCGCCAAATGGGAAGCAACGTTCCCAGAGACCGGCCCCAGCGAGGCGGCCCAGGAAGGCACCCTGGCTCACGCTTTGGCGGAGGATCATCTCCGGAAGATCCTGGACGGCAAAAGGGTTACGACGCCTAAGAAGTTTAAGGAAGACCCTCTGTACCGTCCGGCGATGGAAGAGCATGTGGCTACATACTGCGATGTAATCACAGAAACCCTGACGGCCATGAGGGAATCCGGAGCTGACCCCATTATTTATCTGGAGCAGCAGCTTGACCTGTCCGGGTGGATCCCTGACGGGTTCGGCACGGCAGACTGTATCCTGATCGGGAACGGCACGCTGCACGTGTTCGACTTCAAATACGGGAAGGGCGTCCCAGTGAACGCGGAGGAAAACCCTCAGTTGAAGCTGTACGGCCTTGGTGCCCTGGAAGAATTCGGACTGTTGTATGACATATCGGATGTTGTGTTACACATCGTCCAACCCAGACTGGAGTCGATTACAGACTGGACTGTAAGTCGTGAGGTTCTGGAAAAATGGGGAACCTTCGTGGTGAAGCCCATTGCAGAGAAGGCCTTCAAAGGTGAAGGCGAGTTTAACCCTGGTGAGGATCAGTGCCGCTGGTGCCGGTGCAAGAACGCCTGCCGGGCGTACAACACGTACATGCTCGACACAGTGAAGGCCAGATTCAACGACCTCGGAGAGGAACGTCCGGCCAATGAGCTGAGCGACGAAGAGATCGCGGGCCTGCTGGATTCCATCGAAGAGATTAAACGCTGGGTCTCCAGTGTGGCAGATTACGCACTGGATCAGGCCCTGAATCACGGGGTGAAATATCCCGGCTATATGGTGGTAGAGGGCAGAAGCAATCGGAAAATATCCGACGAGGCGGCCGCTATCGCTAAGCTGGAGTCCAGAGGGTTTAAGGCAGACCAGATCATGAAGCTGAAAGGCCTGACTGATTTGGAGGAACAGATCGGAAAAACCCGTCTGGGTGACATTATCGGCGACTATATTATCAAGCCTCCGGGAAAGCCCAAGCTGGCTCCGGAGAAGGAAGGTCGCAAGCCCTACACAGATATCAAATTCACAGAAGTAAAGGAGAATGAGGAAAAATGAGTACACAGGTAATTACGAAGAATCCCGTCCGGCTGAGCTACTGCTATCTGAATGCCCCCCGTCGGAACGATGACGGAACCGAAGGAAAGTATGGGGCAATGCTGATCATTCCCAAGAGCGACACGGCCACCCTGAAGCAGATGGAGGCCGCTATTGAGGCCGCCCGGGTTGCTGGCGCCGCGAAGGGCATCCGCAATGCCCGCAACTTCAAGAGCCCGCTGCGGGACGGCGACGGTGAGAAGCCTCGCGGAGGCGAGTACGGCCCCGAATGCAAGGGATGCTGGGTGCTGAACACGTCCAGCAAGCGGCAGCCTAAGGTGGTAGATCGGCGCGTACAGCCCATTCTGGATCCGGATGAGATCTACAGCGGCATGTGGGCTATCGTGGATATCAATTTCGCATGTTTTAGCATGTCCAGCAACAGCGGGATCAGCTGCTACCTGAACAACGTGCAGAAGGTGCGCGACGATGAGCCTCTGGGAGGCGCCGCCTCCAGGCCTGAAGACGTGTTTAAGGCTGTGGATGAAGAAGAGGATGACCTCGGACTGTAAAGGGGTGTAGGACATGAAAGGGCTGGTAGTCGTCGGATATCAGGGAATCGGTAAAAGCTACATCGGAGGCATTGACCGGTGTGTAGACCTCGAAAGCGGAAGCTTTTACGTCGGAGAGGAACGGGATGAAAACTGGTACATCCCTTACTGCCAGACGGCCCTGCAGATCGCAAACCAGGGCTACACCGTTCTCACCAGTTCCCACAAGGTCGTGTATGAATTCTTTGCTTCGGCCCCTCTTCCTGAGAACGTCGGTAAGGTGGTGGTGTTCTGTCCGCAGGTGATTCACAAGGATGAATGGATCGCCCGCCTGCAGGATCGCTATGACCGAACTGGTTTGTTTAAGGATTGGAAAGCTCTGGAGAATGCCAAAGACAGGTTTGAAGAGAACATCGTGGAGCTTGTCAACTGCGGCCTTCCCGCCTATCAGCCCTGGTATGTCGATTACAACCTGCTGCTGTACATCCGAAAGATGAGACAGGATTGGTGCTTGCACAAGCAGGACTAAAAGGAGCCTCAAATGATTCTTACGATTGACCTCGAAACCTACTCGGAAGTAGACCTGACCAAATCCACTGTGTACCGGTACAGTGAGGATCCCAGTTTTGAGATCCTCCTGTTCGGATACGCCTATGATGATGAACCGGTTACAGTCATCGATGTAACCAAAGACCCTATTCCCAACGGAATCCTGCTGGATCTTACAAACCCGGATGTAATCAAACAGGCCTATAACGCAAACTTCGAACGCGTATGCCTCAGCAATTACATGCGGCGGCGTAACCTGATCGACGGCTTCCTGCCTCCTGAACAATGGCACTGCACCATGGTGCACGCTTTATCCTGCGGCCTGCCTCGCTCCCTTGCTGAGGTGGGCCGCGCCCTTCGTTTATCAGAGGATAAGGCTAAGCTGAAGGAAGGCGCTGACCTCATCCGGTACTTCTCCAAGCCCTGCAAGCCCACCAAAGCGAACGGGCAGCGAACTCGGAACCTTCCGCAGGACGCGCCGGATAAGTGGCTGGTTTTCCAGGTGTATAACGCCAGGGACGTGGAGGTTGAACGCACTATCCGGAAGAAGCTGGAGAAAAGTCCGGTGCAAAATGCAGAATGGGAAGCCTACTGGCTGGATCAGCGGATCAATGACCGCGGAGTCCTGGTGGACGAGAAACTGGTAGACGCCGCAATCCGGATCTCCCAGGAGAATACGGCCGCGCTTACAGAGGAGGCTGTAAACCTGACCGGACTGGATAACGTGAACAGCATCAGCCAGCTAAAGGCCTGGCTCGGCGTGGAAGGATCACTGGACAAGAAGGCCATCGCGGCCATGCGGGCCAGCGGAGCCCTCGACCCGAAGCAGGATCGGCTGCTGGCCATCCGTCAGGAGCTCGGCAAAACCAGTATCAGCAAGTATGAAGCCATGAAGAGGGGGATGTGCAGAGATGGTAGGGTGCGTGGACTTTTCCAGTTTTACGGAGCAAACAGAACCGGACGGTGGGCGGGAAGACAAGTACAGGTTCAAAACCTGCCCCAAAATCATTTTGCTGACCTCGACACAGCCAGACAGATCGCTGTTTCGGGTGACAGAGAAGGCCTTCGGCTCCTATACGGAAACGTGCCGGACGCTCTTTCTCAGCTCATCCGCACTGCTTTTATTGCCCCCAGAGGAAGAGTATTTGCTGTTGCGGATTTTAGCGCAATCGAAGCAAGAGTATTGGCTTGGCTGGCTAACGAAAAATGGCGGCTGGAAGTGTTTCAAACGGGAGGGGATATCTATTGCGCGTCCGCATCCCAGATGTTTCACGTCCCTGTCGTCAAACATGGAGTGAACGGGCACTTACGGCAAAAGGGCAAGATCGCAGAGCTGGCGCTCGGATACGGCGGATCAGTCGGCGCCATGACAAACATGGGCGCCCTGGACATGGGCCTGCAGGAAGAAGAGCTAAAGCCTATCGTGGACGCCTGGAGAGCTACAAACCCACATGTAACCAACTTCTGGTGGGACGTGGATCGGATGGTACGGACTGCCCTGGATAATCCTGGCACCCTGCAGCAGCTCGTCTGTGCGGGCGGAAAGGCCAAGCTGTGCGCGAATAAGGGCATTTCCTCCCTGTGCATCTGGCTCCCTTCCGGACGGTACCTGACCTATTACCACCCTCGGGTGGAGATCAACAAGTTCGGCAGCGAAAGTATCACCTACGAAGGCCTGGACGCGGGGAAATGGGGACGCGTAGAAACCTACGGGCCTAAGCTGGTAGAAAACATCGTGCAGGCCACATCCAGGGACTGCCTGCGGGATGCCATGCAGCGCGTTGTGGAGGTCTTTCCGGATATCGTGATGCACGTACACGACGAAATGATTGTTGAAGTAAACGAGGAGCAGGCGGAGGATGCTCTCGCTTACATGCAGGACTGTATGGGAAAGCCCTTTGACTGGGCTCCCGGGCTTCTCCTGAGAGGAGACGGCTATGTCACCAAGTATTACAGGAAGGACTGATTACATTGAAACGTGTAACCGGTAACGAAAGGACGTGCCCACTTTGCGGAAATGTGTTTATCACATACGACGAAGAGTGGGCCTACAAGAAAGGCAACACCTACTACTGCAGCTGGCACTGCCTTCGAACCATTCCGGAAAAGCAGAGAGGGAGGAAGAGCCTTAAGAAAGACCGGATCTTTAAGCTGTTTCGAGAAGGAAAAACCCAGGCGGAGGTGGCAGAGATCCTCGGATGCAAAGACTCAGCCATCCGATACTGGGCGGATCGGTACCGTGAAGAGGAGGGATAATATGAACGCAAGACAGGCTGCAAAAGCGGCAGCAAAGCGGATTGAAGACCTGGAAAACGTGCTCCACAGGGCTGAAAAAGATATCAAAGCCTATAACGCCTGTATCGACTATATGATCGGCGGAGGCAGCCCGTGTGACTGGTGTGAGGACTGCCAGGAATGCCACCTGGAGGATCATGGTAAGGGCTGCAAGCTCTGGATGCTCAGATACGAGGAGGAAAACCATGGATCGGATTCTGTTATCGACCCCTGAACTTTTGGCTGGCCTCGCGGAGGAGGCCTCAGAGCTGGCCCAGGCCGCCCTGAAATATCGTCGGACTTTTTCAAACATCAACCCTACCCCTATGACCGGCCCGGAGGCTTTCGAAAAGCTCCTGGAAGAGATCGCGGACACTGAGCTCTACCTTGACCAGCTATTCATGGGCCACGCCGGGCGCTATGCCCACAGGATCCAAGCGATCAAAGAACGGAAGCTTGAACGGTGGAAGGAGCGGATGAAGCTGTGATTATTTCCATCGGAGAGTCTAAACGGTCTACCCACTGGATTCCGAAAGAGGTCACCTGGGAACAGCTCTGTAAAAAGCTCAGCACCCCTAAGGTTACATCCGAGACTGTAGCTGAGTATGCCGAGATGAGCAAGGAGCAGCGCGGCGAGATCAAAGACGTCGGCGGCTACGTCGGCGGCAGAATCGAAGGCGGGAACCGGAAGGCCGGATCCATTACGGATCGGCAGCTCATCTGTCTGGATGCCGACTTTGGGGATCTGGGCCTCTGGGACGCCTGGGATCTGATGGTTGGCAAGGCTTGCCTGATGCATACCAGCCACTCCCACACGCCGGAGAACCCGCGCCTGCGCTTTGTGATTCCTCTGTCCCGGCCGGTCACTGCCGCGGAATATGAACCCATTGCGCGAAGAATCGCGGAATGGCTGGGCATTGATGCCTTTGATGACACCACCTATGAGGCCTCCAGGCTCATGTTCTGGAGCAGCAGACCGAAGGACGGAGAGTTTATCTGTCGCATTTATGAGTCGCCTGACTGGATCAATCCTGACGACGTTCTGGCCACCTACGAAGACTGGAAGGACATGCGCTCCTGGCCCACCAGCGGCAGACAGGCCCAGGCGGTTGTCAAGATGGGCCGCATCCAGGGAGACCCGCTTACAAAGCCCGGTGTAATCGGTGCGTTTAACCGGGCGTATCGGATTACGGATGCCATTGAGGCTTTTCTTCCTGACGTGTATGTGCCCTGCGATGACGGCAGATGGACGTATGCCAAGGGATCGACTACAGGCGGCGCTGTAATCTATGACGACAATACATTTATCTATTCCCACCATGACACTGACCCTATCAGTCGAAGGCTCTGTAATGCCTTTGACATGGTACGGATTCACCTGTACGGAGATCAGGACGAGGGATCGGATGCCGAGATCGGAGAGCTCCCAAGCATGAACGCGATGAAGGCCCTGTGCCAGAACGACGAAAAGGTTCGAAGAGAGCTGGCGAACGGTGTAACTCAGACGCCGGAAAACGTTTTCGAGCAAAGAACCGACCTGGCAGCCTTTAACGGTGACCTGACCGAGCAGGGCCTGGCTGTGGCCATGCTGGACACCTACGGCCCGTATTTGCGCTATAACAAGGCCCTGGGCTGGCTCTTCTGGGACGGTGTGCGCTGGGTTGTGGACGCTGACGCGGAAGCCTCCATGCTGGCCATGAAGTTCGCAGACGACAGGCTCACGTCGGCAAAAATGCGCGTGCAGCTGGCTGCAGACAAGGCCTCCAAAGAAGAGGCAAAACGGGAGCTGCTGGCAGCTGTAAAGCTCCGCTCCGCAGCGGGCCTGGCCCACATGCTTACATTCATGAAAGTAATCGCCACCTACAAAGACGCGAATGCTTTCGACGCTGACCCCTGGGCCCTCAACACTCCGGAAGGAATTATCGACCTGAAGACAGGCGCCCTCCGCGCTCATGACCCCAAGGCCAACTGCACGAAGTGCACATCTGTTTCGCCTGGACGTACCGGGATGGATAAATGGCTGGACTTTGTGAATCATGTCGCGGGTGGGGATGCGGAGTTTGCTGAATACCTGCAGGAAATGGCGGGAATGGCGGCTGTAGGGCGCGTCTACGAGGAAGGGCTGGTTATCTCATACGGCCCCGGCGGAAACGGTAAGAGCACCTTTTTTGGCGCGATACGGACGGTGCTTGGCGATTACGCTAAGACCAGCGACGCGGATGTGATTATCAATGCCAACGGGAAGTACGCGGATAAATCCTATATCGTCGGCCTCCGAGGCCTGCGTCTTGCCATCCTGGGCGAGACTGAGGAATCCGCTGTTATGTCTGTTGCCCTGATGAAGCGGATTACATCCCAGGATGCAATCACAGCCCGGGCGCTGTACAAAGACCCCATCGAATTCGTTCCCTCCCACACAACGGTGCTGCACACAAACCACCTGCCGCGGCTGAGCTCCATGGACGGAGGAACGCGGAGGCGGATCACTGTCGCGCCCTTCCCTGCCACCCTGCCGCCGGAGAAGACTATCCGGAATTATCAGGCGGTTTTGGTGGATGACTGCGGCCCCGCTATCCTGCAATGGATCATCGACGGCGCCGTCCGCTTTTACAGCCACGACTGTAAACTCCCGAAGCCTGCCTGCACGGTGAAGGCCACGGAGGAATATCTGAAAAACGAGGACTGGCTGGGACGTTTCCTGGAAGACTGCTGCACGGTTTCCGAGGATGAAACTGCACCTGCTCAGGACGTGTACAACGCGTATCGTGTCTGGGCTGGTGAGCAGGGAATCCAAATGACCAAAAAGCAATCCGACTTTGGACGCGCCCTCCTGGAGAAAGGAATCGAAAAAACGCGGTACAAGGGATGCAACTACTGGAAGGGAATCGGGCTGCAATAACCCAAAAGGAGGTAAATGGAGGTTAAAACCATACTTTTTACATGTGAGAGTGTAATCTCAAATATATAAAAAGTTATATATTAACCTCCATTTACCTCCACCACTCACAATGGAGGATTATCATGAGTGATTACATCAAGGACTGTAAAAACTGCGAATATGCGCGTCTGGTGAAGCACCCTGAGTATCACAAAGACCACCCTGACCATCTGGAAGGCCGGTGCCGGATTCCGTTGTTTGTAGACCTGGAAGAAAAAGACGGGAAAGTTTATTGCCCTGAGTTTAAGGAGAGAGAGAAAAATGCTGGAAAGAGAAGTGGAGAAAAGACTGGTTCTGGGCGTAAAAAAGCGCGGGGGACTGGCGCTGAAGTTCGTTAGCCCCGGCCACGCGGGCGTGCCTGATCGGCTGGTCATCCTGCCTGAAGGGAAGATCACCTTTGTCGAGCTGAAGACTGACTCCGGAGTGCTGACCCCGCTGCAGATCGAAACACATAACCAGCTCCGCGCTTTGGGTTGTGAAGTGCGGACACTGTACGGAAAGGATTACGTCGATGCCTTTTTGGAGGGGATTAAATGATATTCAAGCCTTATCCATACCAGCAGGCGGCGGAGGAATGGATTCTGGCACATGAGCGCTGCGGGCTCTTCCTGGAGATGGGCCTGGGGAAAACAGTGATTACACTGTCCGCTGTAAAAAGGCTGATCGAGGACTTCGCGGTTACAAAGGTTCTTGTAATCGCACCGTTGCGTGTAGCTGCCACTGTTTGGGCTGAGGAGGCGGAAAAGTGGGAGCATCTGCACGGCCTGAGATTCTCTAAGATTCTGGGCAGCAGGCAGGAGCGCGAGGAGGCCCTGAGGCGGGACGCTGATGTGTATGTCATTAACCGGGAGAATGTTTCCTGGCTGGTCAATTACCAGGCAGTCAAAAAGCGCTGGCCCTTTGACATGCTGGTGATCGATGAGCTGAGCAGCTTCAAGAGTCCGAAAGCGGAGCGCTTCCGTTCCCTGAGGCGGACGCTTCCGGCCGTCCGTCGGGTTGTAGGCCTGACCGGTACTCCCACGCCCAATGGGCTGATAGACCTCTGGAGTCAAATCTATTTGCTGGACAGAGGGGAACGCCTGGGAAAGTTCATCGGGCGTTATCGTGACGAGTATTTCATACCGGGCCAGCGAAACGGCGCGATTGTGTACAACTGGGTGCCGGTAAAGGGAGCGCCTGAGAAGATCTATCACCTGATCGGTGATATCTGCATGAGCATGACCGCAGCGGATTATCTGACGATGCCTGAACGTATCGACATAGCCCATGCTGTTTCGCTCACATTTGAGGCACAGCGGGCCTATGAGACCATGGAAAGGGATTTAGTCCTTCCCATGGCTGGACGGGTCATAACGGCCCAAAACGCGGCCGTTTTGACGGGCAAGCTGCTGCAGCTGGCAAACGGCGCTATATACGAGGTCGATGGTAATTATGTGCGGATGCATGACGCCAAGCTGGACGCCCTGGAAGACCTGATTGAGGCGGCGAACGGGCAGCCCGTTCTGGTTTATTATTCCTACCGTCACGACGCCGAGCGGATCCGGGAGCGGATCCCACAGGCCCGGCAGTTGGTTACACCGCAGGATGTAAACGACTGGAACGCGGGCAAGATCCCGGTGTTGCTTGCCCACCCTGCCAGCGCGGGCCATGGCCTGAACCTGCAGGCAGGCGGACACATTATCATTTGGTTTGGTCTCACCTGGAGCTTGGAGCTTTACCAGCAGGCTAATGCCAGGCTGTACAGGCAGGGCCAAGATCATCCGGTTACAGTCTACCATGTAATTACAAAGGGGACTGTAGACGAGAACGTTCTGGAAGTGCTTACAGGCAAGGCTGTAAGACAAGACGCGCTGATTGACGCAGTGAAAGCGAGGATAGAAAGATATGACAGCTAAAACCTACATGGAGAACATCGCCCACGCGGAGAAGGAGCTCAAGATCTTAGGCGCCAGGCGTCGGCATTATGTCGAGCTGGCTACATCCCTGGGTGTAAACCTGGACAGCACCCCGGTCGTCACGTCCGGCGGCTCTTCCCGAGTAGAGACGGCCGCGGTCAGTATATGCGATTTGGTTACAGAGCTGGATGTAAACATCGCGGCTTATGTGCAGCAGATCAAAGAGGCCGAAGAAAACATTGCCAAGATTCCCCAGGAAAAATTCCGGGAGCTCTTGACATACAAGTATTTGTGTGGTATGTCCTGGCGCTCCATCAGTGACCAGATGGATTACAAAGACGCGAAGAGCGTTTTCCGCGTGCACGGATATGCCTTGAAGGAGCTCCAAAAGGTATTGACTACCACCTGTTGACATGCTATTATGATACAAAGAAAAAGTGGCGCTACACGTTGTGCAGCGCCACTTTTTCACGGGATGAAAGTTTCTATGGGAACATCTAATATTTCGGCCAGCTTCCGGAAGTGCTTCATGGGGATGGGTTGCTTGCCGTACTCCCAGTTTTGGATTGTGCATTCCCCGCCGCGCCCTGTGTATCCGAGCTTTTCGGCCAGGGCCCTCTGAGAGAGCCCGGCCTTTTTTCGAAGTTCCTGTAGTTGCTTTCCGTCCATCGTTTACACCCCCTCGTGTAATTGTAGCATACCCTGTCAACCGATGAACAGTGACCGAATCAGCCAGATTACGAAAAGTACCGCGACAATTTCCTCAGTCTTTTTCATTTTTTCCAATACCATCCTTTCGGCATGTAAGTCCCGTTTGAGAACAGCAGCCCGCTTTCGTTGATGAAGTGCCCGATGGTTACAATCTCGCCTGTAGAATCCATAATGGCCCACTTGCTGTTCGTCAGGTTTTCGATCATGTCGATTACAGCGTCGTCTGTAATGTCCGAGCGCTTCCGAATCAGCTTTGTCATATACTGAGCAATGAACAGCGCCGTATCGGAAAACCGAGTCTCTTTCGCGTCCGAAGTCATCCGGATTATTCCGTTGTGGGCAAGGCCCACAGGGCAGGTAAGATCGAGCTTTTCGCAGTGCTCCAGTCTACTGGACAGCGGGAACGGATGGGTCATTTTTGCGTTTACACCGGCCTGTGTAGATATCCGGAAGTGGTAGACCACCGGATCCGAGCTCTTGAAGTTCTCGTTTTTGATGGCCCGGGCGAAGTCCTCCCAGTCCATGAACCCTTTGTGAATTTCGACTTTTCCGTCCCTGGCTACCATGTATCCCGCGCCGTGCGGATTGTTTTCAAACATGGCCTGCAGCTGCTTTAGTGACGGCTGCCGGACGCCCTTTTTTGATACCGCGATGATACACATTGTTTACATCCTCCTCTGTAATCGTTTCTCCTGCTCTGTAGGCAGGTTACAGAGTCTCATGTAATCGTGAGGCCCTGTAACCTGCCCGCATTTACAGCGGGCATTGTAATCACCGGAACAGCGGACAGCTCCATTCGCCGTAGATCAGCAGCTCTCCCGTTTCCTGGTCATGGTGGCACGACAGCAGATATTTGTTTCCGCCGTCCCTGGCCTCCTCCGAGGGCCAGAAGTCAAGCTCCAGCCCTTCGCAATATTCCTGCTCCACCGCACGCGGAAAGTGCTTTAGGACGAAGTCCCAGAAATATTTGTGATTGCGTTCCATGTTTACATCCTCCTCTGTAATCGTTTGTCCCGGTTTCCCGGTTACAGCGTCGGCGTTTACATCCGGCGCTGTAACCGGGAGGCCGTGGCCTCCCATCAGGTTATTTGCTGTAGCGCTTAGCATTCCGGGCCGCGTAAACGCTGCCCATGTGCTCCACCAAGCGAATCACAGCGGCTTTTCCCTCTTCCGTTAGTCTCAGTTCCTGGCCGTAGTAGGCGCCCTTTGTGCGGGCCCTGTAGACGTTCACCAAGGCCCAGCCGCTGGCCGTATACTCAAGCTCAAACTGTGTACTTTCCGGGACGCTGCGGGCCTTCCTGAAATAGGCCTGCGGAAAATCCTGCGCGTTGTCGTCTACAATCATTCGGCTGCCGAGCTTTTCCGCTTTCGTCAATCCGCGGAGCTCCCGTTCCGCTGCCTCCGCGGCCATGTTTACAGCGCCCACTGTAATCGTGCGGGCTGTGGCCTTGCCCTCCGCGTTCCGGATTGCCTCCGCGATCTTTTCCCGGTTTTTCTCGTTGACAACAATTTTCATCGTTTACATCCTCCTCTGTAATTCAGTCGGGCGTCTCGCCCATGGACAAGCACAGGTTTTCGATATAATCCAGATAATCCATAGAGTCGGGATAGTTAATCCGCACCGGCGCCGGATATTCAGGGTGCCCGCCGTTACAATCAAAGCATACCGGCAGCAGGGTGCAACCGTTTACACCGAGCACAATCTCGCAACCGCATTTTTCACACCGTTTCATCTGTTTACATCCTCCTCTGTAATCGTTCCCGGTTTCCCGGTTACAGCGTCGGCTGTAGTTACGTCCGGCGCTGTAACCGGGAGGCCGCGGCCTCCCAGGCTTTTAGTCGTTCCCGGTAATCTCATCCAGGGCCAGCGCGATGGCCTCGCTCAGGATATAGCACCGGATTGACACGTCCCAATATTCCCAATCGAACAGGTGCTCCGCGATGGTTTCGGGTTCCAGTCCCCAGTCGCTAATCATTCCGCGGATATAGTCCTCTCCGTCCTCCATCACGTTTTCTTTTGCCTGCCAGCTGCAGAACGTGTAGCTGCCGGAACCGTTCCCGGTTACACTGTCTTCTGTAAACAGCTCATCATTCAAACGCTCTTCAATCTCGTCCCTGTTTTCCTCATTGACGTCAATCTCATGCTCCCGAATATAGCTCTTGACGTCCTCAGTGACCTGCTCCAAATACTTCATTGCTTACATCCTCCTCTGTATTTTTCCCGGTTTCCCGGTTACAGTGTCCGGTGTAGTTACATCGGGCACTGTAACCGGGAGGCCCTTCCGGGCCGCCCGTTTACATCCTGTCATGTAATCACAGCAGCTCTTCCCGAATGACCGTTCCCGCGATGGCCTGCAGCACGCTGTGCGGGATATAGTCGCTGCAGCGGCTCTCAAGCCGGTCATAAACGTACTGGTTGCAGCCCTGGAAAATTGCCTGCAGGTTATCGCAATCGGCCCACGAAAGCTTGCGGACTCTCTCGCACAGGAAGAAAACGCTTTCCATCGTGTTGCGGAAACAGGCGAAATTCTTTTGGCCGCCGACTAACCGAATTTCAATCCGGCCCGCGTCGTAATGCCCTAAGTTGAAACAAACATGGTGGTTACTCACGACGCCGTGAACGTTCATCGTGCGGGCCTCCGCATAGTTCATTTGCCGACAAAAGACCGTCGTTCCCGTCCGGTTAAAGAGCTTGCAGCACAGCTCAAAGTACTTGTTGACGATGTAATACAGCTTGCGGATTGCCTCTTCCTGAGCCTTTTCCGTCTTGCCGAACACCGCATTGCTAATGTTTACATGCATTCCGCAGCGGCCCGTTGTGCAGCTGGCACTGATTCCCGGAAGATAGGTGTCATAGAGCAACTTAAAGTTGCGGTAGTTGTTCCGGATAAATGCTTTGGTCATGACCTGAGTAATACATTCCACGGAGGAGTCATAACCTTCATCGGCGTCTCCTAAGCTGCCGTCGTGCTGCATTTTAAACAAGTCGGCCGGAAAGTGAGAGAAAACGACTTTTGCCATGATTTCCGCGAGGAGGTTGCTATCCTTCACAGCGCGGCATTCCATCTCGATCTCAAGGCCGAATCCCTGCAGCGGCTGCCCATCG